TCGATTATCACCACTGTTTTTGGGGCGACCTTGTTTACCATCGGGCGAATCCTTTGTGGAAGCCCCTGGTTTAGCAGCAGAAGTCTTAGATTGTTTATCAAGACTGTCTAAAAATGGGTTTTTCTTAAACATCTCCTCAACATCTACACCAGCCTGTTTGGGCGAAAGTAGTAATCTTGAAAGAGCCGCCTTTCTCATGTCGTGATCTTTATCTTCCATGTGATAAGGGCTAGCCTTTCTAAGACGGGTTTCACTTTTCCGCTCTCGCTCTTCTCTGCGTGTGCGTAAGACTTCTAACCAGGCGTCTTCGCCAAACCTCTCTAGGATTGTTGAATCTGACACTAGGTTGCGGTCCCACATTTGGATAAGCAACGATTTCTCCGCTGCCTCATCTGAGAGCACCATTCGGTCAAACCTAATAGAGGCAGGAAGCCTAATAGACATAGCTTGTCTGAATAACTCTATTTCTTTATTCCAAAACTGCTCTAATAAACGGCGTCCATATTCCAATCTCTGAACCAACGTTTTGAGAGAAATATAATTATTTGTAGTGCCAGCCGCGTTTTGTGAGCCAGTTAAAGTGGGCGGAACACCTAAACCGCTGTAAATTTGCTCTAAGCATGGTTCGTACTTTGTTTTACCCAAAAACTGGTGAACGTCTGTCCCAACCGTATCCACCGTTAAATCTGGACCCCAAATAATGTCGTAGGCACCCCCGCCTGGATTGGCTAGTAGAATTTCCATCAATTTAGTAATAGCGGTATCTGTCGGGAAAAGTCCCGCCGCTATGTCTCCCAATTTCCAAACCCGCACCTGAGAGATTGCGCCATCAAGAGCGGCTAAATCAGCCAACTTCATTTTCTCTAAAAGAATAACGTCATCCAGTATAGAGTAAATCATGGGGTCCGCCCAATCTTGCCAATCATCCTTTTTGTAGTGGAAAACCTGTAGTTTATCTTGTGGGAGTTCCACATACATTTTGTCGGACTTAAACTGGCGTAAAAGATCGGCAGGAAGTTCCTTGATGAGAGAGCGGGCAAATTCGTCTTTCGGATAACTAACGGCTTGTTTTAGTGTAGGACTTATCTTTAATACATATATTTTCCTGCCTACGAATTGGGATAATTCCCCGCCAATAACATCCACTATATATGGGTTTATAAAAGTGTATCGCCACGGAATTACCATCTTATCTGGTGTTAAACTTGGCGAAATATCCACATCCTTATGTAGTTTGTTATCTTCTTTAGCAATAGCTAATAACATTTTCGCGGTCTTCTCTGGTAATTTACCCATTATTCTCCTGCAAACTATATTACCAGACCGATAAAGATAATTTAGAAAACGTTCTGACCGCTCGGGACCGTTCACTGAGTAAAACCAATCCTGATATAACTTTTGAATTCGAGGGTTAGAATGGACAAGCGTAATCCCCTGTGTGCCAAAATCGGACATTAAATCAATTACATTCTTGAGGATGCCAACCCTACGATACGCCTCCATGCAATACCCTATAATATCCTTCTGCCTTTTTGGCAGGGCTTCGCCAGGGCGAAAATATTCGTAATCACCCCTATTAAACTCGTTTCGTACTGATATATTGGTTTCAACTCCCGCGTACAAATCTCTACTGCCGTGCGACCTACTAAGAGTGCGGGATGAGTGAGCCTGATGGGTTACACCCTCATAAGCATTCATGGCTTTACCGATGGCGGCTAACGATTCTACATTTAAACTGCCATCTTGGTTTTTGTAGGAAACTAAGGCGGAGGGTTCTTTACCCGTATTTAGATAGTTTGTTTTTAATGGTAAATTTGGGTTCATCATCACCCCACGGTAAAACTAGCCGTTAATGAATAGACAATCACTACCATAGTATACACCACAAGGAGGAGCGATCCCGAAAAAGAATTACCTATCGTAAAACCCCAGCCCCATAAGCCCCCGACATTTTCGACACAATATGTTCGGGTCCAACATACATGCGACCACCACCACCGCTTTTCCTTTGTTGTCCTACATACCCACCTACAACTGGATATGCAGGAGGTTTAAGGGGATTATTTATTAGGCGAGCAATCTGATTAGATATACAGAGGGCGGTATAGCGGTCCTTGCGAAGACGCCCCACCTTTCCTCCCGCCTTTTTAATTTCGGGGGTATCCCAGCGATCTCGCCCGCTACCAGTTTGGTCGTGAACGATAGTCGTTAACTCGTCTTTAAGGGATTCTATGTCTAATACACAATCTTCCAGTGTGTCGTATTCGCGGCTCTGCGCTCGGTCTACTTCTATTGCCCTACCTATTTCCGCACTATCGAAAAATGGGAAAAGGGTAGTTTTACTCTCTAAATCCTTACGTAAACCGTGGTTTGCCTCAGAGGTAAATTGCACATTTGCAAACTGAACCATGTGTAAAATATGAAGTCCCGCTTGACCGTCAGTTGGTTTATTTTCTTGCTCCCACCAAAACACATCATCCTTGCCTTGGCGAATATAGGGCCAGAAGGGTAATTCGCCGGGTTGTAATAACTCATTGTCGTGGAGGGCTTCCATGATGGCGATGCCACCGCCCTGTGCGTCAATACCAACGTGTTCGCTAGGAAAGATAGCTAACAACTCTCGTATTTTCCTTGCACAGTAATTGTAGTACGATTTATCATTGGTAATTCCCTGTTTTTTTAGACGTTCACGCAATGTTTGTCGGTTGACAGTCCAACAGTACACTATACGTTTGTGATCTCCACATAACTCCTCAATTACGATTGCAAAATTATCACTTTCTGAGGCGGGGTCTATTCCTAATATGTACTTTTTATTAGGATTTCCTCTAATAATAGCAGAAAAAGTAACAGGACCAGACGGCAGCACTATCGGCTTAATATCGGACGCCACACAACTTTCTATAAGGGAACGGCGGAAGAATCCCTCACTATCTTGCTGAAATATAGCGCAATACTCCATATTAAATAACGATTTCTGCATTGTTGCTTTTGCGGAAGCAATAGTGTCTGGGTCCATCAATCCTCGCGGAACTTGTGTCCAAGGAATTCTTAGTACCGAATAATTCCTCCAATTAAATCCATCTGGTATACTACCCATAAATATTTCTTCTAATTTATTCTTATCACCCTGACTTTCTATTATTGCCTTATATCTTTTCCAGTATGAATGAAAAAAATTAAAACTGTATGTTGCCGTACCTGAAATCACGCATTGATTTCCGAACCCCAAAGACTCTATTATATCAATAGCTTCTTCTTTTCGCCCTTGTTCATCTAGGAATTGTGCCCATAATATATTACTAATCTTTTCCTCTGGACTTGCCGACACAGATGTAAACCCTCTAATAACCACCTCGAAAATCTCTAATGGTATAGATGCCATTTCATCAGCTAAAACATAATTAGCTCGTAAACCCCTAATCTTTTCGCCTGTGCCTAATGGTATAGAATAAACTTCACTTTCCGCTATTTTAAAGGTGCATCTGTCGATGTCTCTTTTCGGACCCTCTCTTGTACTATTACTACTACGAGTAACAAAGTCTCTAAATACAGGACTATTTAACCACATTCTCTCCATATACTCAAAAATCAGCTTTGATTGACGATAAGAACCAGCACATAGAACTGTTTTACTACCCTGATGAAATATAGCGCGTAATGTTGCATATAAAGCTAAAAGGAACGTTTTACCTAAACCTCTCACACCGATTAACATTGGTGATTTTCTTGTCCATAATTCGTATAATATTGGCAACTGAAGTGGAATTAGTTTAATATTTAATAAGTGTTTGCATGTAAAATAAAAGTTTTCTGGCTTCCCCATAAATCTTAAAAATTCATCGACTGGATCAGTAAGATCGCTAGAAAAAAGAAGGTCATTAAATTCGTCTGTCTTAATCAATGATGTATCAAAAAGTTTTTCTGTTTTAAAGTATTGCGTAAGGGGTCCAGCAAATACAATCTCCTCTCTTCTTGCGTCGTCCAACATAATATTAGTTGTTTCCATTATTTACAACCTCTTTAAAAATACAAGACGCCATTTCTTTACCACTATTACCACAAAACAAAATTTTAGTGTTATACTTCATTAGTAATTCCACGGTCTTTTTCATTACAAACTTTCCACTAAACTTACACTTAGATACAACCCGTGGTGGTAGCCCACAATTATGCGGATATAACAACATATCTGTTAGTTCAAATTCTAGTATAATAAACGAATATTTGTACAACTCTAAACGTTCAATCTCATTGACAAATCTTTGTTCTATAACATTATGGGCGAATTCGGCTACGCTACCCTTACGCTCGATAGATAGTATACTTTCAAACCCTTCTAAACTATAGTCTCCACTATCCAATTTTTTAACCATAGTCCCTAGACACTCTTTATATTTAGAGAAATACCATCCTTGATTTTCTTTTTCTCTTGTGTCACGGATTACGGTGTAGTTCATTAGCAATTCTTACTTGAATAATCATGGTTAATTCTATTTTTTAATTGTTGTACCACATCGCTTTCCACCATAATCTTCACTAATTCCTTAAATTTTACTTTTGGCTCCCATCCCAAAACCCTCTTTGCTTTATCCGCACATCCTTTTAGATAATTAACTTCAGCGGGACGGATAAACTTCTGATCTACTTCCACGTAATCTCTATAATCTTTATTTATTACCGAAAACGCCTCTTGACAAAACTGTTCTACGCTATGTGTTTCGCTGGTAGCTATGACATAATCATCAGGTTTATCCTGCTGTAACATTAACCACATAGCATTACAATATTCGGGAGCATACCCCCAATCACGACTAGCCGAAAGATTGCCTAATAATAAAGGTTTGGAATAACCATTAACGTAAAGGTCTGCGCAGTATTCGGAAATTTTTTTGGTTAAAAATAGAGACCCGCGACGTGGACCTTCGTGATTGAACAAAATTCCGCAACTAGCATGTAATCCATACGTTTCTCTA